CTGATGTTCCTGAAGTGCCATCAGTACCGCTTGAACCTGATGTTCCTGATGTGCCATCTGTTCCTGAAGATCCACTAGTACCTGATGAACCTGATGAACCCGAAGTACCTGATGTACCGTCTGTTCCGCTTGAACCTGATGTTCCTGATGTGCCATCTGTTCCGCTCGATCCACTAGTTCCTGATGTCCCATCTGTTCCTGAGGAACCTGATGTACCTGATGTACCATCTGTTCCTGATGATCCTGATGTTCCTGATGTACCATCCGTTCCGCTCGATCCAGAAGTTCCTGATGTACCATCTGTTCCCGAAGAACCTGATGTTCCTGAAGTTCCGTCTGTACCCGAAGAACCTGATGTTCCTGAAGTTCCGTCTGTCCCTGAAGATCCAGAAGTACCTGATGTACCATCTGTTCCACTCGATCCAGAAGTTCCTGATGTTCCATCGGTTCCGCTCGATCCAGAAGTTCCTGATGTACCATCTGTTCCTGAGGAACCCGATGTTCCTGATGTTCCATCTGTCCCTGATGATCCACTCGTTCCTGATGTTCCGTCCGTTCCTGAAGATCCACTGGTTCCTGATGTGCCATCTGTTCCTGAAGACCCACTTGTTCCTGATGTACCATCTGTTCCTGAAGAACCTGAAGTTCCACTCGACCCAGATGTTCCCGATGTGCCATCTGTTCCACTTGAACCAGATGTGCCTGATGTTCCCGAAGTACCGTCTGTTCCACTCGATCCAGAAGTTCCACTTGTTCCATCTGTACCACTCGATCCAGATGTACCTGATGTTCCATCTGTACCACTCGATCCAGATGTACCTGATGTTCCATCCGTTCCGCTAGTCCCTGAAGTTCCACTTGTTCCGTCTGTTCCACTTGATCCAGAAGTACCTGAAGTACCATCCGTTCCGCTAGAACCAGATGTTCCTGATGTCCCAGATGTACCATCTGTTCCCGAAGAACCAGATGTTCCTGAAGTACCATCCGTTCCGCTTGAACCAGATGTACCTGATGTTCCGTCTGTTCCCGAAGATCCACTTGTACCTGAAGTACCATCCGTTCCGCTAGATCCTGAAGTTCCACTTGTACCTGAAGTACCATCTGTACCACTAGTACCAGATGTACCTGATGTTCCATCTGTACCACTAGATCCTGAAGTACCATCTGTTCCTGAAGATCCTGAAGTACCTGATGTACCACTTGAACCTGATGTACCACTTGTTCCGTCTGTACCACTTGTTCCGTCTGTGCCCGAAGTACCATCTGTTCCTGAAGTACCATCTGTTCCTGAAGTACCATCTGTACCACTTGAACCAGATGTACCGGATGTTCCACTAGTACCTGATGAACCACTTGTTCCTGCTTGTCCAACTATAACAACAATAAATTCTGTATTGTCTGAAACTGTTGAACCATTTCCAGCAACTTGGGTTACGTCATAATTTTCATATCCTCCTACAAGTGGAGTTATTGCAGTAATTCTTAATACTTTGAAAGTTGTATTATTATTAATATCAACTACTTTGATTAATGATCCTACTGTTAAGCTATTTAGTGCTGTTGAATATGAGAAATTCGGATTATAAGCCGTGTCATTAATTGCAATTGATGTCGTGGATACCGAAAAATCATTCCCACTATCAAGTGAGAAGTAGGTTGACCCAGGATTTATGTTAGTATTTGTTTCTCCTGTAAATCTCCATGCTGCTAAGTTACCTTCAAATCCCGAAGTACCACTAGTTCCTGAAGTACCAGATGTTCCTGAAGTACCACTAGTACCAGATGTTCCACTAGAACCTGAAGTACCCGAAGTTCCATCAGTTCCTGAGGTTCCATCGGTTCCTGAGGTTCCATCTGTTCCAGAAGTACCATCTGTTCCAGAAGTTCCACTTGTACCAGATGAACCAGATGTTCCACTGCTTCCTGATGTACCACTTGTACCAGATGAACCAGATGTTCCACTACTTCCCGCCTCTCCGTTTGCTCCTAAAATTACTAATATAAATTCACTACCACTTGGAACCGCTGAAATACCTGCCGCTGCGATTTGAGAAACCGTGTAATCCTCAAATCCTGGTGATAGTGGGTTTACGGATGTTACTTGTAATATTTTGAAATATGTTGGATCATCAACTCTTACAAATTTTAACACAGTACCAATACTGATATTATTTAGATAACTTTGAAAAGAAATTGATGGGTCAAATGCTACGTCACTTATAGAAACTGAAGTTGTAGTTTGAGTAAAATCATCCCCTGTGTCTAACGAAAAATATCCTGTACCAGGATTAATCGTTGTATCTGTTTGTCCAGTAAATTTCCAGAGAGCTAAGTTCCCTTCCAATCCCGAAGTTCCATCCGTTCCTGAAGTCCCTGAGGTTCCACTAGATCCTGAAGTCCCTGAGGTTCCACTACTACTCGCCTCTGTTAAAGCAGAAAAGGCTATCTGATATGAAGTACCACTGACGGGGTCAGACCCCGGGTAATCATAACTTACAATATATAATCTATCATCGGGATTTCCTGAAATTATTAAATCTAAATCCGTTATTCTTGTATTAGCCATAGTTTATAAATATTTTTATTTTATTTTATTTTTTTAGAGAGGACAAATATATGTGTCAACTACTAATCCACTTGAGTTTATTTGTTTTGCAATTGTTCCATTCGAATACCAATTATTATTACCATTGAATGGATTATTTAATGATGAGTTGAGAAATAAATTAGTCGCTAAATCCCATGTTGATGATGATGAATATAAAGTTTGATTATATGTTATCTCATTACAAGCATTTATAGCTGACGTTAATCCTGATGTTACACTAAAAGGATATGCGTCTTGTTGCGTTATTAATTGTTCTCCATCTTGAGTGAAAATCGGGTCTCCATTTTGATAAACAATAGTAATTTCAAATATTAGTGGAGCTGGCGAAGTTGTTGGTGTAATTGTTGGAGTTGGCGTCTGAGTTGGAGACCCAGTTGGAGGTGGAGTTTGGGTTGGGGTTATAGATGGTGTTAGTGTATTTGTTGGTGTAATAGATGGTGTAGGTGTATTTGTAGGAGTTGGTGTAGGAGTTGGTGTTCCACAATCTAAGTTAACAACAATTCCATTAAACATATCAGTTCTAGTTGCCCCAGAATAATATATTACGTCATTTACATAAATGTCAAACGGTCCTAATGCATTAGAATTACTGGTGAGTCTTACAATGTATGAAGTACAACCATCAACTGAAAGTTGTTGCTCAATCTCTGTATTACATCCAGGAGCATTATTTGTTACTAAAATAGAATAAAGTGTAGACATTCAAACTTTTTATTAAATAAATACTACAACTAACCTATTTCATTTATTTTATTGTTAAAAATAATAAAGGAATATTTTTTTAATTAAATCAAACTAAAAGAACAGTTTGGTTCTGTACTAAAAATACTGAAATTACAATTAGATTCTTGAATATCCATATTAACAATACAAGACGCCAATTGAATAGTAATTTGGAATGTACAACCAAAAGTACATTGCAATATTTTGAAAATCTCGCAGTTATTACTATCAACCAATTTCAACATAATTTCTGGCGCAGTCTCGAATATTGAAGGTATAACTGTATTGTATTCAACAATTGGTGGAACTGGACCTGAGGAAATAGTCCCTAAAAGTGTTTGATTATTTCCATAAACATCTGAGATGAAAACACTAATTGGGTAAGTACCTCCCGATATTTCTGTTATTCTTACCTGATTCATGATAAACAAATTATGTCATACCCGATTATCAAATCAATAACGATTTCTTGTCCAATACATGATGTGTCATTTTTTCTAGTTTCAATTGTGATTTGGTTATTTGTTGGGTTTATTGTAACTCCACCAATACCAGGAATTCCAAGTAATAAAGTTCGTACAGTATTATACCAATCATTATCAGTTGGAACTTGAACTAAAGACGTAGATGTAAAGAAATTTTGAGAAGCAACAATTCCCGATGGATTCACAGAAACTTTTGCAGTAAATGTAGCACTTATCAAATCACAACCAGTATTTTCTGAGGTCAAATCATAGTAACCTTCATTTAACATTTGTAGTAGTCCAAACTTAGATGGGGATTCAATATTGAATACCTCCGCACCCATAACATAAGTTTGATAGGACACATAATTAGAATTACAACTTATAGTTGTATTTCTCGTTAATGAACAATTGTTGGAATCAACAACTGTTAAAGAGTATGTTCCGGCAGTTAATCCACTAACTTGTATTTGTTGTGGCTCATTTGGTACATTATCTGACCAATTGAAAGCGAATGGTGGCTCGCCTGAAGTTATGAATGCAGTAATCTTACCACTCGATCCACTTCCACAAGAAGTACTAAATAAAGAATAGTTCAAGGATTGACTACTCGGTACTAAAATATTTGTAGTTTGGACACATCCAGTAGCATCAGTAACAGAAACAACGTGAGTGCCTGAGGTTAGATTATTAAATGTAACCGCGGTTAAATTTGTGTCTATTACGTTTTGTATTCCGTCCACAGAATAATCTAATGGTAAAGTGGCTCCACTTGTTGTAAAAATTGTAACCGAACCATTATTCTGATTACACTTCGTCCCCGTAACTTGCGTTGAAATAGTAAATTTGTTTTGAGCCACTAAAGTAACCTCTTGTAAATAAGAGCATCCACTATTGTCCGCAACACCCACAGTGTATGTACCTTCACTTAGATTTCCAAAAATTTGTGTGCTTTGAGAATTACTAATATTCAACTGATTACCTGTTGGATTAATTAAAGTATAAGTATATGGGATAGTACCTCCAACAACATTTATAGTAATCGATCCATTAGAACTCGAGCAAGAGGAGTTTTGTCCTTGAGCTGAAACACTTGTAAGCCCTCCCGGTGTTTCGAGTGTAGTTCCAGCAGTCATTTGGCACAAACCTGCATCTGTTACCAAGAAATTATATTGTCCCGCTGAAAGTCCTGAAATTGTAAAGGTTCTTGAATAGGATACTAAAACGTCGCCCGTGGACGCTGAATAATAAAATGGTGATGTCCCTCCTGTTATAGTTAAGTTAATTACCCCATTGGACTTAAGACAGGTCGGTGCAGTAGATGTAAATAAACCAAGTCCAATAGGACTCACATTAGATATTGTTGCAGATTTGGATAAAGTACATCCATAGGAGTCAGTGACTGCAACAGAATAAACCCCAGAGGTTAGCCCAGTAATTGTACTACCTGTCTGTCCATTACTCCAAAGATAAGTGTAGGGTGAAAGTCCAGTTTGACCTGTAACAAAAATTTTACCTATTGGTGTACCTCCACAACTTGAATTTGGTACCACATACAACCCGAAATCTAAAGGTTCCGATTCTTGAACTATGAATGTCGGAGTAAATGCCGTACATCCACCTAAATCTGTAACACCTAAGTAATAGGTTCCAGCGCTTAATCCTCCAAATACTATAGTACTCGTGTTCGTTGTAGCCGAAGTAAGATAGTTGTTATTTACATCATACAAAGAATAATTGGTTGATGAATATAATGAAGTTGATGTACCAGTAACCGACCCATTGTTATTACCACATGTAGTATTTTGTACCGCAACTATAGACCCACATACACCACTTGATATGGGTATGTTTAGTAGAAATTCACTATTGACGGGTAAAGTACTATCGTTGACTCTTAATTGATATACATTACTTGCTAAACCAACTAAAGACGCGGGTTGAGCCACTATAGTTTGAGATGGATAAGATGGAGTAATAAATTGTACTGTATACGGTGGTGTTCCCGAATTGACAAATAGATTGAATGCTCCCGAATTATTATTAGAGCAATCACCTGTTACTGTTATATTATAATTTAATACCGCCATCAACTGTTACAATTTATACTTATATTTATTCCCGAATTCAAAGAAAGTGTTTCATTGAAATTCCTTTCAGTACAAGTTAAACTTGTTATTGTTAATACATTTCCATTTAAGAAAAATGTAAAACCATAATCATACAATTGTGGTAGATATTGTATCAATGCGTTTCTCCACATAGTATTAGTTGGTACATCTGTAAGTCCATAACCAACGTAGAATAATTCTTGAATTATTATATCACCACCAATTCTTAAATCAACATACCAATTACTTTCAACTGAATTCTGTATACAGTCATTCAATGTAAGTCCACTCTGTGCCAACATATTGTTAACTCTATTCGACAAAATACTACTGAAGTTGCTTACATCTACGTCTCCGTTTAACCACGGAAATATGTTGAAGTCAGTATATTCAGTAGTACAGGTATAATCAAAGATATTGGATATGATGAAACAAGGTTCAACAGGAACGGGTATAAATTGACATCCTCTTTGTCTTCGATAAACAAACTTCTGCCTTTGGAATATAGAATTCTCCATTCTAACACCTGAATTCCATATTGTTGTTGCAGGAATCATTTGTTCTACCAATTTCATCCAATAAGGCCCTATACCATTCACATAGTCAATCAACTTTTGATAGGTATATTTGTTGTTAGGTAATCCAACAGTACTTTCCGATTCAATATATTTCCAAAAAATAGATTGTAAAGTCGGATAACCTCCTGTTTTACCATCAGTAATATATTGACGGTTCCTTACGTTAATCATGTTTTCCCAAAAAGTTTGAGAAAATTCAAAAAACGTTTTCTTTTTTGGCTCGGGTTTAATAAAAGTTGAGTCAACTCCGCCAGGTACGGGATATCCGACTGTTAGTCCTGACTCAGGTATCGGGTAATCATACCTTCTTGATTGTTCCCAAACATCATATACTAAACCTTGCGCAGGGTTTAAGAATAGGTCTACATTTTTAACATTTAATACTAACTTTTCATCATCGACAAAATAGTATGCGTTGTAATCAGCAGTATTTGAAACTCTTATTCTATCATCTTCCGATAACCAAGATTTATTATTATCAACCACTTTTCTAAGTTTGAATCCCTCTTTCATATATGGAAAATCCCTAAACCTATTTAGATAAAGTTGACCATATGTAAATGGTGCTAATTGTGTTTGAATGTTAAAATTTTGACCTGTGAATACTTGGCCTGTCACGACAACCTCGTCAGGGCTTCTATGTGATGGTGTTGATTCATACCAACCCGCTCCTAACTGAAAGAAATAATTTTCGGTGTTTTCGGGTGCTTTCGGAAATCCTACCAAATCCACAGGGTAGTCTTCTAATCTTGTATTAACATCTTGATATGTTGCAGAAGAAGTAAACGCACTGAAAATTTGTCCCTTTATCTTGTATGTTGAACCAGGAACAAAACTTGGAGTATTTTCAACATAGGTACCTCCTGAAATAGCCGCCCACTGAACCCCAAATTGTTCCATATTTATTTTTTGGTCAGCTAAATAAATGTGTTCATTAAATTCAATTAAAGAATCAGGGGCTCCTATTAATCTTAACATAAATTCAACCGAACGTCTTGTTCCTTTTGATTTGAATAAGTAAGAAGCGTTGAGAATTAAATTACGGTAGAATGCGTAATTCAATTCCGTGGGTGTTAATGCTCTCGCATACCCCGGGTATGTTGGTGTTGAAGTATTTCCAAACACAGAACTTAAAAAGTCCTCATTTGTAATTGGAGAAAAATTTGAACTCCATCCAAGGGTTTGTGATAAATTTACTAAAAGTTGTGATGGAATATCATTAGATGGATTGTAACTAACAGAATTCATATATGCCAAGGCATCTATAAATTGTTTAATTTGGTCGAAACTTCTACCATATATTTGAAATATCTTTTCTACTTTTTGTCCTAATGTATCAAATTCTTTTAGAGAATCCGTAACCAAAAACCTTGATATTAAGTTTGTCTTGAACGAATCCAAATTAATGGCAATTTCCTCGAGTTGTGCTAAATAATTCTCAAACAAAAATGACCTAATATCTAAATTCCACAAACCTTCTTTAGGCCATGTGACTTGTTGATAATTTGTGTAAAATTGACCATCCTCATTTTGTTGTGGAACTTGGAATACCGCAGTATACTCAGGTCTCACAAGTCGGTTCAATAAAAATTTTTGTATTTCATCAAAGTCTTCTGCGAAAATTTTATCAACTATAAAATCGTTTGGTCTTACTTGAAATTCCTCATTGGATGTTGTTGCGGTTGTTCCAAATGGAGCTCCTGAAACAATGAATTCAATAAATCCTGTTGATAATGTTTGTGATGGAGTGAAAGAAACAATATTGAATATATTGTCATTTATAGAAATACAATAATCCAAATAAGTATTATACAAATTTCTATAAGGGGAAACGATTATTTCTCTTACAGATAAATTTGTTGTAGCACTGAGAGAATAATCAATATCGAATGGGTTATTAATTCTACTAACGTCAATACGGAAAGATGTTTCGTTTGAAACCGAGTCGTAAGATATATTAGTTGCTGTCGATCCAGTGATAAAATCCTCATTATTAAAAACTATGTCCAATGAAGCTGGGAATCTATGTATAATTTCCGTAATTGACACTTGAAATCTTTTACTTAAAGACCCATACATTGAAAAGTTTAGAACTTGGGACACATCATAGTTTGGATAAACTCTGAACTGTGTTGCCATTATTCTCCTACTCTCATCAACATTATTAATGTTTAAACCTTCTAAACTAATAGGCTCAGAAAAGGCTCCAACATTAAAATCTCGAGTGACTCTTTCTGTCACCGAAGTTGTGAACTCAAAGTTACCTTGCGTAAGTCCTCCTCCTTCGACTGTTTGTAATCCTACAATATTGTCAGAGAAGGTTGCAGCACCACTACCAGGTCGTGGTGGATAAAAAAATTTGGTAGTCCTTTGAGTCGTAGCCATTAACTAGTTATATTTGTAAAGTTTTTACTGAAATCAATATTATTACCTCTACTTTGTCTGACCTCATAAAGAAGAGCATTAAATTGGTCTCTAATTTCATAAAGGTTGTATTGTCTGTATATGTTGTCGTTAGCATCGTAGATAGTGTAGATACCATCATCGATAGACTTGGTTTGATTACCATATAGAGCAATCGCAAGAGAAGAAATATCATACTCAACCATTTCAATCTCAATAGATACTGGATTGAAGAAGGTATTTGTAATAATAATATCTTGGTCAGGCTGTCCGATGTAAGGAGTTGCGTTTGGTTTGTTAGTTGGCGATGAAGAAGGTGATAGAGTTAAGAATATCAAATTAGAATCTCCGTCAACATATCTATATCTCACCGCTTTTTGAGTTACGTTGACCTCATTTGTCGTAACAGGCTCACAAAAAAAACTAGATGTAACAACTCTAAAGAAATTAGGAATTTTTGACCCATCAGCATTTAGATATTCAACTCTAAATCCAACTAATCCTTGTGGAACAAATTTATTTTGATATTGTGTTGGCACATCAGAAATATCAATTATAATACCTTTAACATTGGGTAATGCACTTAATACACCGCAATCACTAATAACCGTTCTAATTTCCGCGGGTCTAATATATAACGTATAAATTCCCAACGCATTAAATTGATTTGCAGGTAATGTTAAATTATAAAGTCCACCCAATACCTCAACACCAGCATTACCACCAGTTTCAGAGTTTGCAAAATAAGGTCTCAATATAGTTTGAGCATCCAATTTTGTCAAAACAAATTGATCTGTAACATCTCTTGTTGGAGTATAATTCATTATGATATCCACATCTGCAGGTGAAACATCTGAAGGTCTTATTGTACCGTACGAACCGATTGCCATATTCTTTTATTTAATTTATAAATACTTTATTTCCTTTTTTCAACTATCGTTTTTTTTATTAACCACATTAAAGAATCCATATCCGTAGTTAATCATATCCCCCAAGTTATCAACTTCACCCAACCTCATAACTCTTTCATATGCACTATTCTTTCCTCTTTCAACAAATACATTGGTTTGTATTTGAGCTTGGTCGATTACTTTGAGTAATACTTCATCTTTGGTGATAGGTTGTGCCGTTAAATTATTTGAAGTTAACCCCGATGATTGTTGAAAAAATATTGTAGTTCCATCGTTATAATCATAGTAATGGACTCCTGTGATTGTATAAGCTGTGTACACAGGATTTATGTCTGATATAGCCCCCCATATTTGCCCAAAATTAATCACAGGCACCCCAACTTGGAACTTTGGGCTACCATATAACGCCAACTCATTCACTCTAGATTTTGTATTTCCTGAAACCATGAATGGAATTGTAACATAATTGTTTGAAGTTTGTGCTGACACTTCGTTGACAGCATCTCCTGAAAAGATATAATCATAAGACACAGGTGTTCCGATCCAATTTCCCGTCGACGGAGCAAAAAATGCTTGACCGTTTGGATTATAAACTACAACATTACTGAAAGGTACATTGATTGTTTTTGAAACTTTTGTAACCCCCCATGGATTTGTTTGTTCCAATGTTATGGTATATTCTTTGGTTGCAGTTGGGTAGGTATGACTTATTGAATTTGGTGTGTAACTTGTAATTGTTTGTTTGGGACTACCATCTCCCCAATCCACTCTGTATACTGACAATTCCAAAAACTTTTGAAACTCATCTGAAGTGTTATACACATTCCATACGTATGGATTAGTTGTTGTTGAGGAGAATAAAAAGTTTGTTACAACATCTTTTTGTAACACCGCCCCATCGAATGGACTATAGTATCCCGCATCGACCGCAGTTTGCCTTAATAGTATAGGTACTGACAAATTGGTTAACAACGAAGTACCATTTGGGCCCGAACTAACAACTTGTGTCATAGCAGAGTAAACCCCAACAGGAGTACCACTATAATTTACAACGGATAAGTCCCTTGCAACATTCTCAGGTGAGACAATAAATCTATAAGTATCCTGTGACATTACTGTGGGGGATTTACATATTCATACCATTTTATGGGAATGTTGGTTCCCAATCTCTGTCCACTTGTATTCAACACTTGGTAAGTTTGTGTTTCATAATCAAGTTTAACCGTATAATAAAAAAACTGTGTGCTGTCAAAAGCGTATTTGTTTCCCGTTAAATAAACTTGAGGCCCATTTGTTAAGTCCAATGGATTTGTACCTCTACCCGTCATCATTCTTGTGAATTGTCCAGTTTTAGCATTAAAAAACTTCGCGGACATATAGAACGTATTTATATTAAGAAAATTTCTCTTTTTTAACCAATAGATAAAAAACCCTTCTTTATCTCCAACATAATCCAAAACAAATTGTGGTTTTCTAATATTAACCAAATTTCGTTGCATTTGGGCTTCCATCATTAAACCTTGTTGTGTTGGTAATATTATTGTGAGGTAATTAGTTTGTTGTTTCTCATCGGGAGTATCATAAAGGTCCAACTTGAAAAATGAATTGGAAAATACGTCTTCGTAATAATAAACCTCTTGTGGTGTGAATCCTTCACTCAGATAATTGATTCTCCAGTTACTCAAGTCATTTAGAGATCCTCCCGAATAAAAATAAAATTCATAATTGATTAGAGTATCATTTGTAGTTCCTGTAGCAGGTGCATGGGCAAACCTTGAAATTTCGAAATCTCTACCGTCACCAATGACTTCTTTAATTACTTTGGTCTCATACTCATCAATAGCCAAATCTAATCCCAAATAATCCCACTTGAGCTCCACAGGTATGTTGATTTGTTTATCAACACCAACATCTTGTCTAATTACAAATTTATTCACACTCATCTATTAGTGGTTTTATTGCAAAGTCAAATCCATCAAGATTTTCGTTATAATTTATTCCTTCAGGAATCAATCTAAAAATTACCTGAGTATAAGGATAATGAGCAGAGTTTAAAAATGGATAATCGACACCTCGTCCCAAATTGTCTCTAAACCCATAGGTATAAATATCCCTCCATCGAAACTGTTGGTCTGCAGTTGAATAAAACGCCCAACTCGGAACATTGTCAATCTCTCCCAATTGACCAGTTTCAATGTAATCCGAAAACACTTTCAACACCATGGAGTTGTGTGGTTTGTAATAATATCCCGGTGAGTTTGTAGAAAAATTATTTGTAGTTTGAAATACAGTTTGATTGAATTTTATTTTATGGTAATAGGGAGACACAACACGTTCAACTTGTTCATAATCATTCCACTCACAAAAATCACCATCCATAATATCACCAGGTTTCAAATCCGAATTATAATAAAATGTTTTTGTTGCACCATTGGTGAGAGTGTATGCTGAAACTGGTATACTTGTGTTTGACCTTTGATTATTTAAATCCCACCAAGGGGTTGGAGTTTTTGCTAAATTAAATCCCCACCCTTGTTTTAATCCAACACTATTGAATGGTTGGTTAAAATACCCTGAATACCCTTTGTTAACTATGGTTAAACTAATTTCATTCAATGGTCTTTTTTGATTGTCCAATAAACCCGCAAAGTTTAAATCATAGTTAGACGTTACATCATAAGCATTACTACTTGTCTTTTGAGATATTCTTGTAACATTGTTTGGTGTTATAGAACTGTATTCGAGTTTTCTGTCCTCTCCAAATACATTTTTTTCAAATCCCGCCTTAGTGATTGCAAGGTCAGTAAGGTTGGTCAAGACTTTATATTTCTTAACATAATATTTAGATCTTGTTTCGGTTAGATTATCGGGATTAATTACTCTCCGAAATGTTCCAATCGTTCCATTATTAAATGTAGAACCTGTGAATCCGATATTGAATATGTTGAATACATGTTTATCACTACCAAATAATCCATTACCGATAGAATAAACTTGAAATATGTTAGACCCTCGGTATGTTAAAGATAATTCCACATATTGTCCTATCGTTAAACCATGAGGAGCAATACAAATAAAAGAAACTAGACCATTACCAAACTGAGTATTATTAACGATTGAGAATGGGATTCCATTGGATGCAATCCAGTTTACATCATTATTTGTTGTCGAGTAATATGTCAATTGTCTATTACTATCATTCTCATACGGATATGTTAAGTAATACATCCAATTATAAGTGTAGGCACTTTTTGCTTTGTATTGAAAATGGTTGTCTCCTACATTAGGTCTATAAAAATCAAATTCATAATATTGTGGGAACCCTCTCCAAATACCACTTTCTTTTGAAGATGTTGGATTAGTATAATAAAGATTGTATTGAAATGGCAAATACGTCGTAGACCCATTATAAGTATTATCATACAAATACGTAACCTTGAATGTCGGTCTAAATATTGTACTTTCTTGTCGTTCATCGTCATAAATCTGAGCAAGATTCAACGTAGTTGTTCTATCATACTCAGTAAGTTCTTGACTTTGTTCTTGAAGCGTTACAGAAATTTCCTCATCTAAAGATGGGGCTCCTTTGTATCTAAGTCCACTCGGTATTATTGTATATTTATTCATCCACAGAAAACTTTGTTTTGAATTTATCCAAAGCGGTTTGTCCGACAATAGTTCCGAAATAAAATTGGAACGGTGCACCTACAACAAACTTTTGTTTCAATGCTCCCGTTGCAATATATTGACCGTTTGTTCCATTGACATTGAAGATATACCCACGTGCGTTCAAATCATTAGATTCTGAATTGTTACTCCAAAAGTACGGAGTATCAGATGCATATCTATCTAAAGACTGATATCTTACATTTTGCACAATATCAGAAGATGCTGTCGCCCAGTTATTATTTTGATTACCAAAAATAATATTAGTGTCACTAAGTCTCCACTGATAGAATGGAACAACCTGTGATTTTATACCATAAGGGTATGGATAATAACCTATGTCATCAGTACCTCTGAAATTTATTCTACCGGGTGCAAGATAATCTTTAGTTTGTAAATCTTCCGTAGTAGATGAAAACCACACTGCAATCGTTGGATCCTTTTCAGTTCCTAAAATTTGTGTAGGTGGATTAGTGTCACCAGATTCAATATCATAATATTCTGGTGAAAAATTAATATTTCCAATTTCACTATTAATTGATAATAATTGAGCAAGGTCACCATCTATTCTTCTATTTTTGATACGAGTTTCATTTCCTCTTGAAAACAACTGATTGATTGAGTTATCCCCTGCGGGTATTAATTGTTGTAGGAAATTTTCATCAGTAATTCTCGATATTACAAACAAATTAATCAAATCAGAAGTATCACCATAACTTGTTGGATTTATGTTAGGTAATATAAATCCTCGAGTTGCAGGGTCAAAAGTTATTTCAGAATAGAAATAATCTTTCATTCCCAAATTTATGACAGTGGTGGGATATAATAAATTTAAATCATTAATACCTCCCTCATTTTTGTCTACTATTTTTCCAACAAATTTGTTTGTTGTAAAATTGTATGGACTACTTCTATAATAGAAGTTGTTACTATCCCGATTATAATACACCACATCTTCACAGAATCGAACCTGACTGATTTTATTTTGTTTATTATAAAAGGTATCGACTTGTATTGGAAAGAAATATAATGAACCGTTAATCCAATTGTTCATAAATGATTGGGCAAGTACTCCCCTACACAGACCATAAAAAAATCTAAATCTATACCCCCACTCATTGAAGTTATTAATATCTTTACCTAAATCTGCCAAGGGTTTTCGTAAAAACATATAACACCCTTTTTCAACCGCATCCTTTGTAGTACACTCTTGATTAACCTCAAATGTATTTCCAAATCCTTGGTAACAGTCCAACCCAACCATATTTTCACAACTAAACGATGAAATTACAGTTATGTCGTTTGGTAAACCTTCGATATCAGCAAAAGGGATTTCAGCCCCTAAGCTATATGGTGGTAAACCTAATGAGGGGTCTAATTCTGGAATTTCATAAAAAACGAAATTATTGTTTTGTTGTAACAAAGCTGGATTTGTTTCCCACGAACTTCCATTGAGAGCATCCGATGATGGTAACCTATCAGTTCTCATAACATTAATAACTTTAGATGAAATAGACATCGGATTGGCCGACAACGAAGGATACGCATTTGGTGTAAAATATTGATACCTTACATCATTGTAAGTGAACCTAGAAGAAATCAGTACAGCAATTAATGCGCTAACTCCAGCAAAAATCAAAAAAGGAATGAAAAAGAAATTAACAACGGGTAATGGTAAAAACAGGGCCACAGCAGGAATTAAAAATATTGGTGCTAATGGAGAAATGTTGAATGCCGTTATATTTGAAAATATATAAGATGCTCCTGAAACATCTTCTGACAAGTCATATTTCGCTGAATTTGGATTTGAAGAATAAAAATCATTATTCTCTTTGGAAACCATTGTGGTGACCCCACCCATATTTTTTTTGGTCAGTCTACTAATATCTGAGTTTGCGTCAATACTTCCGTAGTATCCTACAGTAGAAGTTGTAAATCCTGAAAAATTACTGCCAGGTGTAAAAAAGTAAGAAGGGTAAAACATACCGTTTTGATTGAACGGTTGGACAGAAATATTAGTCTGACTTAATTTTTGGATAGGAATATTCAATCTAGTCTGCGCTGTGATTGTCAAATCAGGGTCGTCAATATTTTTTCCAAATAAAGAACCCAACGAGTATTCATTACTGTATTTGGGGGAATATGGGTCAACACCTCTTTGTAAAATAAGAATGTATTGATTTTCAATATCACTGAAGGCATCTAATGGACTAATAAGAAAATCGTTGTCATTCCTTTCATATCTAACACCTTTTCGTTTAGCCAAAATTATTCGTGATGGAGCGGATAACACATTCGGAAAAGCCTCTAAAGTTTCTGTATTCCAAATTTTCACCGCATCAGCAACAGTGATAGCAGTTATCACTTGATAATATTCTCTATCGAGTGGATAAGATTGCCTTGTTATAGTACTACCTGTAGGTAATGTATATAAAACGGTTTGGTCAGTTGTTTGAGTAGTCGCGTAACTAACATTAACGGACGTTGCTTGTTGAATAGTCGTTCCTGTGATTCCATTAACAATACCATTTATAGTTTGAGCAGTGTATAAAAAGTTTCTATCTGTTGTAGTCGCAGGATTTACAGAAGTTAATAATTGACCTGATTCATAAAACTGATTAGATAGAACTGTTATGGTATTGTCAAAGTGAAATTTACCAAAGTTCGAGTCTCTGGCAAAGGTAACTTTTATTTTGTTAAGATTATCAAAATACGAAGGTCTTGTGTTGAATATGTTAATTCGTTCCCCGAGTGTTAAACTTTCAGAAAAGGCAAAATGTTTTTTCTCATCAGACTCATCAGACAAAAATCTAACTACTGACGATTTTGGTGTTTTAAAAACATTTAAATCTGTGACCTCATCATTGTTTCCTGCGATTGCTTGTGCAAAAATACCCGACTTAACTTGTACATCATCAGATGGAGTACCATCAGCCCCGAAAATAGATTCCAATCCTTCAAAATAACTAGGTGGAAATGAAACATAAGATAGAACTCCATTAGTCCCTCCGAGTAATGCTTTAGAATCCACCTGAGCCTCATCACATGAACAAGATTGACAATCAGGATAAGTTATCATCGGAAGTCTTATTGTGAAATCTTTAGTTTCACATTTCAGTCTCAAACCATTACAAATAAATTGAAACGGCCTTCCCCCAAGAAGTTTTATTCCACACAACTTACAAAGTGCATCAATTGTAATTGTGTAAATAAATAAAAGTAAATGAGCAACTATCAATAGTACTAACCCGATAAATTGAATCACTGTGAATATTATCGAAAACAAAAAGTATAACAAATCAAAGTTTTTGAACCCATCATTAACAGGAAACTTATTAATAGTGCTATCACAACTATCATCATCAATTTCTTTTATCCCGATAAATCTACCTCTTCCTCCTTTTTTGTACTGGTCAATTAATGATGATACTGTATAAACTCTGTTGAATTGAAATTCATAAAAAGTATCTTCGCAGTCAATTATTTCATTCAATCTATCTATTTGTTCTGACCCGGTAAAACCATTTGTATATCCACTCCAAGCCAAACCAAAATAATATGAACTTTCTTGAATATCTTTTTCCTCTTGGGTACCGTCGTTAGTTGGGTCTGTACCAGCATTTCTCCACCCATACTCTTTCACATTAGGAACCAAATAACTTGGCCGTCTAGTTTGTATGGTTAAATCGTTTGATTGTGTCCATTTTATTTTGAACCTGTATTTACCTTTAGTTGGTATTCCGATAGTAGAATCGTTAGACAAAACTCTTTCTCCAAATTCATTTGTTACAACATAGTCCAAATTCATCGGTAATTCTGTTAACCAAGAACCATCTCCATCAATTACATTACCCGCTTGTTCTAACTCATAAACTTCTAATACAGGATTACCATCTTCATCTTGTTGTATTGTTTGTCTTATCGCTAATATTTGACCAGGCCCTGAAGTAAGCCCACACAAATTACCCATATTATCTTTGGGTTTACAATTTCTTCTTATTCTGAATTTATCGGGAGAAGAAAACATTGACCCCATAAAAACTGAGGTTGGTTGAATATCGACGTTGGCATCGTCTCGTAAATCAAAATCTAATCTATTAATTGATATATCACATATTTCGGGGTCTCCCCATAAAGGTGATATCTCTAAACTTTTTGTCAAGTTGATGATTTGAGGTAAAGAGTTCAAATCATTTGATGTTTTAAATCTGTTACCTGCGACTTGCGCTTCTGTGGCTAAACCTATTCTTATCAAATCTTGAGGTGTTAACGAAAATTCCCCGATGTCAGAAAGATCTACATCCATGACAATAGTTTGTTCTCCCAAAGGAACTCCCATAATCATGTAATCCCCACTATCATTGGTTTTCGTAGCGAACCTATAATACTTGTCATAGATTTCTACTGCAGTGCTCCCTGTTAGAACATCAGATTTTGTTGGTAATGTTCCAGTTGCAGCATGTTTTGAATAAGAAGGAGTATATGGTAATAAATTGTATCGGTACTCATCATTATTTTTGTCACTTGGTGATTTGTATGGATAGATACTTGTTATTATTGGATTAGATTCATCAACCTGTTCGATTGGGATGAATACAGAAACTCTAGCATTTGGTACTCCAAATCCATTGTTTGCGGTGACTCGACCAACTAAAACTCCGTAATCAGCACAACTTCTTGTGTAGATATCTGTTTGTTGTATTTTAAGAGATAAAATTTCTAAGAACTCAAACTCTTGGTCTAATTGTACATTAATTGATTTGTTAATACCAAGTTCGGTTCTAATTCTATATGAATCACCCATATAATATCTTTAATTTATAAATAGTTTATGTGTAATTTTTAAAAATCAAATAGACACACATTGTAAATTATAAACCAAAGATTAGGATAATAAACCTATTAAGAAAATGTAGTGGATTGGAAGTTTACGACAGAAACTTTGATGTCCTTATTTGGATATCTTATTTGATATACTTGAGAAGGTTGTGCAAAAATTGTATCTGCAACTGGAGCAATTTGTCTTGTTTCAGGATCAGAATATTGCATAGATGTTTCTGCCGAAGAATATTGACCCCCAACATTATTGAAAACTTTTATCCCTGCGACAGTAAGAACACCATTTTGGTTTTGTACAATACTCTGTATTTCAGACAAATAAACATTTTGTCCCAATTCTCTTACCTGTGGATTGAAATAAGCTGAAATTCTATCTACAACATCAGCAATAACCTGCCCTGAGTTTTGGGCCGAAGTTAATACAATCGATACTTCAACACTTAAGTCAATAACTTCCGCAGTAAAAATAGATATATAATCATTCATCATCCTATAGTTCGATAGATAAGTTGCAACATTCTGTTTCAAAGTATTAGAAACAATGTTTGTCAATTTTCCTGAAGTATCATAGGATAATAATTGAATTAAAATTTTATTATTATTTTCTGTTACGGAAACTTTAGCAGGTGCTCCAAACTCTGATGGCATGTTTCTGATAATAGATTCATAATCCTGAACGGTAACGGCTCTTTTTTGTGCCGAGAAGTTGAACGAAACATAATTTCTTATTTCTTCTAAAGAAGGTAAACCAGCTCCTCCAATCGCGGCAGTAACATTATTACATCTTAAAGAATTAACTACCGATGAATTTGTAAGTTCCGATGGTCCATTTACAAAAAAAGACACCGTTCCAATTTGAGTAATAACATTTGTTCCCAAGTTAGTTCCTAAACCACCACCAACTCGGTATTGAACAAAAAGAGTAGAGTTAGGAGTTAAGGCCGATCCTAAAGATAAATTGTTTGAATATCTTTGTAAGTCTATTGTTGTTCCCAATGTTGTGAATTGGTCTAAAGCATCCTGAGCAGTATTGGTTCCTCCACCGAAAGTTAATTTCTTAAATCCTTCGGGAGTATATTCACTAATAAATCTGTTTTGTGTTTGAATATATTTACCAACTTTAATACCTGGCTGGTCGGATACTTTTGTAGGGTCTTCAATGAAAACTCTATCTTCCGCAAGAGCATCCACCTCATACCATTTGTTAGAAACTCCTAAGAATTCCGCAGTTGTTGGTATATTTGTATATGCGGTACCACTCTTAAGTAAAACACTTGTAATACCCAAAACGTTTTTTTCAGGTAAGAATAACTCAAAAAATGGTTTTACATCATTTGGTGTAATAACTCGTTTGAACACCTTAGTAACCCCATTAACAACCAATTCTCTTTTAGTAATTGTGTAGTTTACTAATACGTTGTTGGCATTACGATTTGGAATTTTGAGTCTGTTTGGAAAACCTTGAGCATTGTATGGTGAGGTAAAATCAACGTCATATATGTTTTCAAATATGATACCTGCTCCTGAAACTTGGGACCCTCTCGCTAAAGTTCCGAGGTATCTTTCATCTTCTTTATCTCCGAAGGCAGGTACGGTAATTGAAAAATCAACTAAAGAAACTGATGGTCTTTGCCCCGGTAGTTTCAAACCATAAGTTCTTGCAATATTATATATTGAAGATCTTTGTTGTGCATATTGAAGTACAGTTTCCTGAATACTTCTATCAATATGATAGTGTAAGTTATCCGCCACCGCAGCATTCAAGTCCAAAAATACTGAGAATACAGATGCATCATTAAAATCCTGTATTAGTTCAGGATAATATGTTCTCACATAATTTAGTAACTCAGTTCTTATTCCTTGATAATCTCTGGTCGTATATGAAATTTTACGGTTTGCCATCTATATTAAATATTTATAATCACAAAATCACTTTGGGTAAAAGTCGATCTGTTGTTTGAGTAATCTATTCTAATTTTTGCGGTGTATTCTGAAGTACCTTTCCCCGGTAATCTGTAAATTGGAGATTCACTTGTACCAATAATATTTTCACCTATCATAGTATCAACCTCTTCCATTGGGTCTGCTGGTGTAATTGTGATTTGATTCAATAAAAGGTTAGGCATAAATTGTTGAACCGCATCTCTAATATCTGATTGAATTGCATCGAAAGTCAAACCATCAAATGGTTCGAATAAGAATTCATATAATCTTGTTCCAAATTCGGGTAAATAATATCGGCTCCCTTTTCTTGTTAACAGTAAATGAATCAAATCAGATTTGATTTGTTGGGATTCCAATTGAGTGAGTTCTAAATAATCACCTCTTCTTGAATCTCTGAAAGGAAAGTTTATACCATATGTAAATCCATTTGCCATAAAGATAAATATAAGACCCTTGTTTTTCCTTATAAATAGCCTAAAATAAAAAATCCCGATATATATCGGGACTAATTATTTAATTATGAAGAACAACCGAAACATTCAATTTCAATTCCTTCGGGTTTTGGTGGAAGATTCATACTACTGTAATCTACTTTAGGAACCTCAACATTTGGTTTTTGTACTTTTGACATATCCAATGCTAAGTGTTTCGCCCCTGTTGAAATTGCCTTAGTTCTCAAATAATAACATAAAGTTTTCAACCCTTTTTCCCATGAATGGAAGTGAGATGATGTAATCTTAGACAATGTCGGGTTTGACATATAAATGTTCATTGATTGAGATTGGTCAATAAATGGTGCTCTATCTGCAGCCATATTGATTAATTCTTTCTGAGAAATCTCCCAAATAGTTTTATATTTCGGAATCAGGTGTTCGATTCTTTTAACTTTTTTGTTGTAGTTTTTATCTTCAACATCAAGGTATTGATTGAAATTAATATTTTGAATTGAACCTTCGTTCAAGATAATTTCATTTTTCAAATCTTCACACCAAATACCAATCTTTTCAAAATCATTTATCAAGTATTTGTTCACAATCATAATTTCACCACCAACAACTCGTCTATTAAATAACGCTGAGTGTGCTGGTTCAGTCATCTCAAATGAACCTGTAATCTTCGCGGAAGAAGCAACTGGCATCTGAGCGGTGAACAATGAATTACATATACCATATTCTTGAACATCTTTTTTCAAAGTATCCCAATCCAAGAACAAATCAGAATCATTGAGACCCCACATATCAAATTGGAAAATACCTTTTGACATTGGAGAACCTTTGAAGAACTCATAAGGTTTTCTAATACCTTTTTTACACAAATCATTACTCTCAGTGACTGCCGCAAAATAAATCGCTTCGAAGATGTTTTTATTCAATGCTTTAGCTTCATCTGAAGTGAAAACGTAATCCATAAGACAGAATACATCCGCTAATCCTTGAACACCAATTCCAATTGCTCTTTGTTCAAGGCCACCCTTGAGCCCTTTTTCGGTAGAATAATTGTTTTTATCAATAACATTATTCAAAGCTCTAACAGCCTTTCTTACTTCTTGAATTAATAAGTTGTAATCAAACTTACCATCAACAATAAAGTTTTTCAGAACAATTGAAGATAGAGTACAAATCGCAGTGGTCTTTTCATCAGTATACTGATAAATTTCATTACAAAGATTAGACTGTTTAATCACCCCAATGTTTTGATGATTAGTCTTCTTGTTAGCACTATCTTTAGCACACAAGTAAGGAACACCAGTTTCGATTTGAGATTCGATTATCTTACTCCATACTTCTTGTGCCTTTACCTTGCGACCAAGACCCAAGTCAACTGCTTTCTGATAATTTCTTTCATACTCATCACCATAACATTCCTGTAAAGGTTTGATACCCGATTTGAGAATATCGTTAGGACAGAATAAGTACCAATCTTCATTGTTCTTAACCGCTCTCATAAAATTGTCAGGAATCCATAAAGCTGTGAACAAGTCTCTTGCTCTTAATTCTTCAGCTCCTGTATTTTTTTTAATATCCAACAAGTCAAAAACATCTTTGTGCCAAGGTTCCAAATAGATTGCCGCACTACCTGGTCTTCTTCCCTGTTGATTAAAGAATCTTAAGGACTCATTAACAATCTTCAAATACTTCAACAATCCACCA